CTGCACTGCTTACACCTCTGGAACTATCACAGCTAAAGTATTGTATTAACATGAAAAAGACTAAAGCACAAGCCAAGATTAGCAAGGTAATGACTGAGTTTGGTAAGGGTAAGTTGACATCAAATAAAAAGGTTGTCAAAGACCCAAAGCAAGCAATGGCAATAGCTTTATCTGAAGCTGGTAAAGCCAAAAGGAAGATGAAATGAAAACTGGACTCTACGCAAACATTAATGCCAAGCAAGCCCGTATTAAGGCAGGGTCTGGTGAGAAGATGAACAAAGTGGGGTCTAAAGCCGCACCATCAGCGGCTGACTTCAAACTGGCGGCAAAGACTGCAAAGAAGCCTAAAAAAGGTAAATGATGAGCAAGAATGCAAAGCACTATTTACCTGATGGAAAACTTTACAAAGGTAAAGTTCACAAAGAAGGCGGGGTCTTGATGACGGGCGAAAAGCATACAGCCAAAAGCCGTAACTTAACTCACACACCGCCTAAAAAGGTGAAGTAGATGAAAACACCCACTTGGCAAACAAAAGCTGGTCAGAACAAATCGGGCGGCTTGAATGCCAAGGGCAGATCATCTTATAATCAGGAAACTGGTGGTAATCTGAAGCCTCCAGTAAAGTCGGGGGATAACCCTCGCAGAGCAAGTTTCTTGGCTCGTATGGGCAACAATGCTGGTGCAGAGTACAAGGATGGTGAACCAACAAGACTGCTTCTTTCGCTCAAGGCATGGGGTGCAACCTCAAAGGCTGACGCAAAGGCAAAAGCTAAAGCTATATCCGCAAGGAACAAGGCAAAAGCGAAATGAGAGCATTATCAGTTGGAGTTAGTCCTACAGCGGCAGTAAACACTACAGTCTATACCTGTCCTAGAGGCTATTACTCAAAATTTACTGTAATGTATATCCACAACACTGGTGGCTCTACCAAGAGCATTACTGTTCAATGGTTTGACGCAAGTTCTAGTACGACCCTTGATATATTGACTGCTCTTGATTTCACTACTAAAGAATATTTGCAGTTTGATGGTAATGCCTACATTGTTTTTGAAGAAGGCGATAAGTTAAAAATTACAACTCAATCTGCAAGCACATTCAGTTTTATAGCCACATTTGAAGAAGAAGGGTTGACAAGAGCATGACCTATCTAGAACTTGTAAACGATGTATTAGTGAGGTTGCGTGAGACAACAGTTTCTACTGTTTCCGAAACAACTTATTCTTCCCTAATTGGCAAGTTTGTAAATGATGCAAAGCGTCAGATTGAAGATTCTTTTTCTTGGAATGCTTTGGGTCAAACCATTACAGTTACCACTGCATCATCCACAGCATCTTATTCTTTGACGGGTGCTGGTCAGAAGTTTCAAGTCATGGATGTAATCAATACCACAAGTAATGTTGGACTCATAAACATCACTTTTGTGGACATGAACCGCAAACTAAACTTTACTCCACTTGTCAACTCAATCCCTACAGAATTTGCGTTTGATGGTGTTGATGCAAGCTACGATACCAAGGTAAATCTGTACCCAATACCTGATGGCGTGTACACGATCAAGTTTGCTTTGACAGTGCCACAAGCTACGTTAGCCTCAGACTCAACTGTTGTATCTGTACCTGATGTTTTAGTGGCTCAGAATGCTTATGCAAGGGCTTTGATAGAGCGTGGTGAAGATGGTGGTACATCATCATCAGAAGCATTCTCTCTTTATAAGGTAATGTTGTCTGACCACATTGCTTTGGAAAGCACTCGCTATCCTGAGAACCAAGAATTTGTACCCGTATGACACAGCCACTGCAATTATTTAGCGTTTCAGCCCCAGGTTTTTATGGACTGAACACCCAAGACTCACCGCTAGATTTAGCGAGTGGTTTTGCGGCTATTGCTACTAATTGCGTGATTGACCAGTATGGTCGTGTTGGTTCTCGTAAAGGTTTTTCAAGAGTCAATTCTTCAAGTGGCACTCTTGGCGCAAACAACATCAATGTCATACATGAGTTAGTGCAAGTTGATGGGACTTTGACTACTTTGTTTGCTGGCAACAACAAGCTGTTTAAACTTGATTCAAATAATGCTGTTGTAGAACTCACCTATGGGGGTGGTGGCACTGCACCTACTATTACCACAACCAATTACCAATGTGCATCCCTAAATGGGATTACATTTTTCTTCCAATCAGGCAATGACCCGTTAATCTACGACCCTGCTGTAAGCACTTCAACTTTTCGCAGAGTTAGTGAGAAGACAGGGTATACAGGCACTGTTCCTCTAGCAAATGTTGCTATATCGGCTTTTGGTAGGTTATGGGTTGCTGAAACTTCAGCAGACAACGTGACTATCACTTTCTCTGATTTGTTGGCAGGACATAACTGGACAGGTGGTACATCAGGTACTTTGGATGTTTCTAGAGTTTGGCCTAATGGTTCAGATCAGATTGTTGGTTTGGGCGCACATAACGGGTTCTTGTTTATCTTTGGCAAACGTCAGATATTGGTGTATTCAGGCGCTACAACACCATCCACAATGGCTTTGCATGACTCAATTGCTGATATTGGTTGTTTGTCTAGAGACTCTATTGCTACTGCTGGCACAGACATTATTTTCTTGTCAAACAGTGGTGTTCGCAGCTTGTTGCGTACTATTCAAGAGAAGTCAGCACCTTTGCGAGACTTGTCTAAGAATGTTCGTAATGACTTGATGACCAATGTTGGTGGTGAGACTTTATCAAACATTAAGGCTGTTTACTCTGAAAGCAATGCTTTTTATCTTCTAAATTTGCCTACTGCCAAACAAGTATATGTGTTTGATACGAAGAGGCAATTAGAAGATGGCAGTGCTAGGGTAACCACTTGGGAGAGTATTGAGCCTACTTGTTTTCTCTCAAAGCGCAATGGTGACTTGCTTCTTGGTAAGAATGGTTTTGTGTGCAAGTATGGTACTTTTCTTGACCATGCGTCTACCTATCGTTTCCAGTATTTCACCAACTATTCAGACCTTGGTGATGTAAATATTACATCTATTCTGAAGAAGATTTCTGTTGTTGTTATTGGTGGTTCTAACCAAGGATTCATCATCAAGTGGGGCTATGACTTTTCTGGTCAATATTATGCTCAAACATTGCAGATTCCTGTAACTACTGTTGCTGAATATGGAACTGCTGAGTATGGAGATAATGGAGTACCAGTTGCAAACTACTCTGCTGGTATTCAGTTGAGTACATTGGTTGGTCAAGCAAGTGGCTTTGGTAAGGTTGTTCAAACAGGCTATGAGGTGCAGATCAATGGTGCGCCCATAAGCATTCAGAAGATTGAAATTCAAGCCAAAAACGGCAAACTGGCGTAAGGAAACATCATGGCAAATTACACGAAAACCACCAACTTTGCGGCAAAAGATGCCTTGATTTCTGGTAATGCGGCAAAGGTTGTTAAGGGAACTGAGATTGATACTGAGTTCAACAACATCCAAACTGCGATTACTTCAAAGGCAGATGGTGACTTTACAAACTTTTCGTTTGTAGAGACAAGCAATGTCTTGTACATCTACAACTCAGCGACTGCTGTTGCCAAGATAGATTCTTCAGGTAATTTCACTGTGTTGGGCAATATTGTTGCCAATGGTACTGTTTAAGGGGTTAAGAAAATGCCAAATATTAATAAGCAATATCAAAACTTAGCATCCAAGGGTAGGTATGGCGACACCATGCTTGCTCATATTAATCCTCAAGAAGCAGGATTGTTAAGGGCTATGGGTGGTGCTGGCACTATTAATCCTCAAACTGGTTTGCCTGAGTTTTATGGTATTGGACAACTAAGACAAATGGGTTTGTTATCAGAGCCATATCAAGCACCATTTGGTTCTTATGACATGAGAGTTGCATCTCCAGAAAGACCAGCACCATTTGATAGAGAATTTGCAGATGTAGAACAATTAGGACAGGGTATACAAAGAATTACAGGTTACACATTACCAAATGAGCAAGCGTATCAGGGCATCCCACTTGTTGCGAAATATGACGAACAAGGTAATTTTCGATTTTTGACACTAGAAGAAGGTAATGCTTTAACTCCCGACCCAAGCCGACCAAACATCCAATCTGTCCCAAGACTCAATGCACAAGGCGAGGTTATAGATTTGGGGATTGTTGATACAGATAATTTAGATAGTGGTGATTTTGGCGGTCTATACGAATTAGGCTCTGAACTTGCCCCAATAATTTTGGCTGCATTAGGTTCTAGTTACCTTTCTAGTAGTGGCTTTGGTACAGCGGGTACGGGTGCTAGTACAGCGGCGGCTAGTACAGCGGGTGCGGCAAGTGCTGGCACAGCAGCAGGACTTGGTGCAAGCACTGGCACAGGCTTAACTCTTGGCGGTGGTGGGCTTGGACTTAGTGCTGGTGGCGCTGGTCTTGGCATAACTGCTGGTTCAGCGGGTGCTGGCACTATCGGTGCAGGATTGGGTACAACACTTGCAGGAATAACTACAGGGGTTGGCGCTGGTGCGGCATTAGCGGGTTTAGAAGCTGGTTCTGGTACAGGACTATTAAGTTCAGGAACAGGGTTGACTACTGGAGGAAGTGGATTAGGATTAACTTCTGGAGGCGGTATTGGACTGACCACAGGTTCAGCGGGTGCTGGTTCTATTGGCGCAGGATTAGGTACAGAACTTGCAGCAATAAATACAGGCATTGGCGCTGGTGCAGCAGCAGGGGGTATTGGGGCTGGTTCTGGTGCGGCAGTAGGTGGTGGCATGACTCCAGTTGATTACAGTCTTGGTAGTGCTGCCGCTGGTGCTGGTGCGACTGCTGGAACTGGCATTACTTCAGGTGTTATTTCTGCCATTTCAAAAGCAACTGGAATTGAAGTAGATACTTTAAACAAACTTGCGCCATCTGTTATTCAAGGCTTGATAGGTGCTGGTGGTTCTTATTTGCAGTCTGAGCAAGCAAAGGAAGCGGCTAAAACACAAGCTGATGCACAAATTCGTGCGGCACAAATTGCGGCTGATGCTGCTAGGTTTAGACCTGTTGGCGTGACTACTCGATTTGGCTCATCAAACTTTCAGACTGATGCACAAGGTAATGTGATTGGTGCAG